TCCATATTAGCAAGTTCTTGCGTTAGCATCCTTAATTCAGCGCGTAATGACATTGTAGCACCTTCGTAATTCCCTACGTTGCGTTGATGTTGTCCAACCGTTGCATCAACCTTTTTTAGTTTAGTATCTAATTCGGTAATTTCTGCGATTAACTTTTGACCTTCAGCCGTGTTTTCACGGTTTTGAATAGCCAAATCTTTGTATGCTTTGCGTAAATCGTTAAGCCTTTTGGATGTTTGCGCGTAAATACTTTCTTGTTGTTGCGCTTGTTTGAGTTCTTTATCCTTTGTTTTTTGTTCGCGTATGGCTTGGTTTTCTAAATCCTTTTTTAGTTTTAATTCCTCACGTTCGGATTGAATGGCTAATTTGCGTAGTTTTTCCTGTTCTTGGTCAATCTTAATAGTCTTTTCCTTTACGTCATTTGCCTTTTGTGTAGCCGTTATTAATTCGTTAATGGATTTAGTATCGCCAACAGTTGCGCCGCCAATAGTCTTTTTTAACTCGTCAGCCGTTTGTTTAAGTTCTAATTTAAACTTACCAAGCGTATCAATTGCTTGTTCTGCTGATTGTCTTATACCGCGAAATATATCCTCGCTCTCAAATATATCAGTTGCCTTTATTTGCTTTGCCATACTCCTTTAACAAATTAAAATATTCACGTGCCGTTATTTGTTTAGGGTTGATCCATTGACCAATCCATTTGCTTATATAAATTAACGTCTGCTCAATTGTCATTCCATTACCGCCGTTTGCCATCATTGACTGTAATTTCGCGGCTTGAATTTCGGCTTCGGTTAACTTAAACCGATCACCAGTAATTACATAATCCAATTCAATCAATGCCTTTTTGCGCATGGCATCCAGCATTTTTTTATACACTTCGCTCAGTCCAAACTCATCAATATACGAATCATGTACCTTTGTCCATGCCTCGATGTCATTATTCGCGTTGCCTTCTTTTGTCTTCCTAACGTGCGTTAAATTACCCTCAGTGCATTTAATCCAGTTGTATAAAGGCATATCATCAATTGATTGATAATAGTCGCTTATATTCGTAGTTAAATCGATCAATGAGTTCTTGCGCCAATTTCTCTTTGCTTTCGTCAGTAAGTCCAATAATTTCATACCCATATTCTTGAAATAGGTCTGTTGTTTGTCCAAATTCATCCACCTTTAAACCATCACCGTTGATCTCAATGTAATCATTAAATACTTCAATCATCATTGAATTGTAAAATTCTCCCGTGTCGTATAATGTGAATGGTGTTCCTTCTAATTTTTCAGGGTTGAACATCTCAGTTGCTCGTGAATAAGTGCCTATAATTTGCCCAAATTCATCAACCCCTTCATTGTATAATTGATCCCATCTAATCCAATCGAGTATCTCAGTCTTAAATTGCTCATCCCTAAACACCTCCTTCCATACATCTGCAAATGTTATACGTGTTGCTTTGTTCAGCAATTCACCAATGCGAGTATTCATCAGATCAAACATATATCAAAGTTAAGCAAAAAAAGGGGTGATATTTCACACCCCCTCTTTACTATTGTTCGTTATCGGTCTTCGGTTTCTTCTTTGGCTTTTTTTGCTTTCCATGTACCGATTCCCAAGCCGCAACAAGTACGTTGTTTGGGATATGTTGGAACGCATCGCATAACTCATCAAACGTACTATTTAAAATGAAATCCGCTTGAATGCTATACTTACCAAATGTAACGTAACTCATTACGCCGCAGTGAATGAAGTTTCACCATCATAACCATCCTTATCAACGCTGATTACACAATCATCACCAGTTGTTGCAGTGAATGTGAAAGTGTAAGTTCCCGCTGGACCTTCTAGTACAGTAGTCAATGCAGTTGATACACCGTTAACAGTTAACGCAAAATCAGCTGGAGCCGCTCCTGTGAATTGGATTGGGTTTAATGCTGTTCCGTAATCCAATACTAAAGTAGAAACCAAAGAACCAGCAGTTACAGTGTCATTTGTGAAGTTCACATCCAACAAGCCGTTAAGATCATTGAAGTTCTGATTAGCCTCAGTTGGTGTGATCATGTACATAGTTGATTCGTCAAACAAACGATCAAAATCAAATGCAACCATTACTTTTGAAGTAGTGGTGTCAGTTGCGAACATATACGTTGGGTTGAATGATTGGTTATCAACAGGGATTGGGTAAAGTCCATCACCTACCTTAGAACCGATCAAGTTACCGTTAACGTCTACTATGTAAACACCGAAATCAACACAACGGTTATTGCTTAATTTACCGTAGAAAGTTGGAGTTTCACCCCACAATTCACCAGTAAATGAACGCTTACCTTGACGAATGAAAACCATACGCCCTGAGTTAGCCTCTTCGAAGATAGTATCTGCCTTTGGCAATTCTACATTCTCGAATCCTTGTAAAGGAAACCATCTTTTTGAAGGATCAGTTTCGTTGATAAGATCAGCCCACGTTGGTAGTGTTGCAGTTAAGTCGATGAAATTAAGCGTTCCATCATTCGCTGTTAGTGGAACCATGATAAGCCCACTTGTTACGGATTGAATTGGTAAACATCCCGGTTTACCAGTGTTGCTCAATCCCGCATTACAATTACATCCTAAAGCCATAATTTTTGCTTTTAAATATTTAACATTTACAATTTTCTTTGTACTTCGTAAGGGTGATTCTCAACTCAACCCCACTCAAATTTGCATCTAAGACGTTTTGAAACATCCCGTTATCGCGCTCAACACCAAAACGGCTGAACGTAATAATGTCGTAATTTTCAATTGTCTGATAGTTTCGGTTATCCTCCACTACTTTGATAAACTCATCACATAACCTTTCCATTGGATAAACTACATTCTCGCGGTGATCTGCCGTGTAATACTGCGCGACATTCGTCTCATCTAAAAAGAACATCCTTAGATCGCTTTCGAATTCAATTACACTGTCACGACCGAATCTTCTTAACCTGATAACCTCCAACAACCAAATCAATGGCGTTTTTTTCATTAAGTTTTTTTCGGCTTTACTCCATTCGCTATTGGTCGCTAACTTTGTGCCGGTAATCCAAAATGGATCAGTTAAAAAAATCGTTCCGGTTGGTGATCCCGTGTGATTTATTGGTGATAAAGTAACATACTCATTGTACACTATTTCGGTAATCCTGTATTCTCGACCTTGAATGTCCTTTACATTTTTACCTAAACGCGCCCATTTTGTATCACAAGTGATAAACCTTTTTGTTAAAGGTGCATAAATACCGGTTAATCGGTTACTAATTTCACCAACTAAATCCTCAACAACACTTGTAATTTCGTTTATCATAACCAGTAAGCCATTTGTTTAGCAACACCATTCCATTTTGTAAAATCACCGACTGATACTTTTGTAACTTCAACAACTGCTGGTGATCCTGTATTTGGATGTGAATCGCTATTCAATACAAAAATATCCCCAATTTGGTAATTTTTACCACCCTCCTGAACAATTAGAGACTTTAATTCACCATTACCTAATGGAACAAGTACATCAATATCCTGATCATTGTTACCACCTTGAATAATAAGATTATCCAAATAAGCGTAACCAGTGCCGGGATTCACAATTGCAAAAGAACTTGGAATGCCACTTTGAGTTGCTCCAACTCTTATTGTACAACCATTACCTAATCCACCAGTAGTTGGATAAACGGTTTGATTAACATAACCCGATCCAACAGATGCACCTTGTATTGTTTTTACCCCGTTTATCTGCCATGATGTGAATGATAAAATACCATCAGTACCACTTCCTTGTCCGGTTAGATCAGTAATCCAATCATAACCATCGTACCCATCGCCATCATTCATTACTTCCATCGTAAGGATTGCACCAATTGGTAAATCCTGATTGCGATAGATGTACCATTGAATCGCTCTATACGTCTTTAATGCCTCCCAATAACGCGTGTACATCATGTTATACAAAGTAGTCGCAGTTAAACTATTTTCCCCTTGCGGGATCTTTTGCCCTTGCGATGTGATTTGGTTAGCCGTATCCTTTACATATTCAAAGTAAATAAACCCTTTAAGCATATCTAAAATGCCCTTTGATATTATCACACTGTTATACGTGTTGTACGATGTTAGAAAGCCGTTTGAAGTGTTGTCCAAATGAAAAGGATCAAATACCTTTTGGAAGTTAGGCGATTCAGGATAATTGTTGTTGTCCAAGTCATTGATGAATTCATCATACAAAGTTGCTCCGAACAAATCGATCAAATATTGCTCTTCATATATCTGAATATACTCTAATAGCTTGGCTTGGTCATACATTCCTGTATGCAACTCATATTTACCCGTGAAATCGTCTAAATCTAAAAGCATTTGTTACTTATTTTTTGAGTTTACCGAACTTGTTTTTAAGGAAATGTTTAAGCATTGCGCCGGTTATTTTCCAAACAGTGCCTTTTGGCAAGTGCTTGTTTTTACCGTTGCTTTCGAACTCGTAATAATCTTTGTCGTTTACGTCAATGTCAAGTGAAAAGCCTTCCTCATTCTTAATGAATTTAGCATCTACTTTTGGCGTGTCCAAAGTTATTTCGATGTCCCCATCCTCCTCACGTGTGAGTGTTACGTCAACATTCTTTGTGTCGAGCGATAGGTCTATTTTTTTACGTCTTTTCTTTTTTTCCATAGTGCAAATAAAAGTGGGGATGAGGCTATCTCACCCCCTTAGAAATTTATAGAGCCGAATCTAACGCTGCGATTGCAGTTGTGAAATCACCCGTTACAAACGCATCAACTTGGTTGTTCTTAACATAATGAGCAGCTCTCATTTCAGCCAAGATAGTAACCATGTTACGTTGGAAATCGTCATTAACATAACCTACTTGTAAGTTCATGTTCTCTCGTATACGAACATTTGATTTGCTCATATCACCAACAAGGAAAGTGTCAGGAGCGATGTTAGTTGAAGTAACAACGATCAATCCTGCCAACATCATGTTACGATCCCAGAACGCTGGGTAAGTGTAACCACCATCAGTTGCTTTAGTCAACTCAATTTTAGCCGCATCTTCTGGGTGAAGTAATACGTGAGTAGGCTCAAAGTTAGCACCTTGAATTTGTGCTTTAGCAACACGAATAACATCAGATACATTAGCCGCTGGAATAGTTCCCGCAAAAGTACCCGCTGCAAACGGTTGAGCGAATCCAAGTAAACCATCTAATGAAGTACCACCAGCACCATTGATTAACGCATCTTCGAACGCTTGGTCAAGTCCAGCCATAAGATCAGCATTGATTTCTGAACGAACGAACGCAAGATCAGCCAACATTTCTTTAGATACCTTAACAGTTGATGCTACTTTTTTAACCTCAACAGATACCTCTTCGTAACCCGGATTTGAAGTTGGTTTTGTTGCACCTTCAGTTACCCATGATGCAGATGTGTTAGCTGTTTGCGAAATGTAAACAACGAACTTAGATGAAGTTGTACCCGTATTAACTACGTTACGAACTTTGATTACTGGTCGAGCGATGTTGTCAACTCCCGGCTCCAATGTAGACAATGCAACAACACCATCATAATCAGCGTTAATTGTAGTGCTTTTAACGTCTAAAGAAAGCATTCCACCCTTCTCAGCAGTATCTTTGATCTTGTCGATGTTAGATACATAAGCGTTTACGATTGCATCAGCAACAGATTTAGGTACAAAACGTGGCTCAACAGCTTTCTCAGCCATTGCCTCAAGTCGACCTTCCATTCTTGCGATTGCTTTTTCGATTTCTTGGCTCTTTACTTCAAGAGATTTGAAGCCTTCCAAGTCTGTTTTTAGGCTTTCAACCTCGCTTTTTGTAGCAGTTGCGCCCATTTTTTCGTCAAGTAGTCCATTAATTTTTTCAACTACTTGCTCAGGTGTTAAATTTTCCATTTGCTTTTGTTTTACTTTAACTTGTTTATAACTGTATTCCAATCAAACGCCTCGATTACCTTTACCGGCTCACTAACTATCGAATGCTTTAGATCAAGCGGTTCGTGTTTAGCAAGTGTAAGCAACTTAGCGTTCAAAAATTTTAATTTCATTTCCATTTCGTAAAGGCGTTCATCCGTTCCTTTGCCATTTGTTAGTCCTTTGATCAATGCCTCAACCTCTTTTGCG